TGGGACTTAACCCCTGAAAAATGGGATGATAAAAGAAAAGGTAATTTTGTTAATCTACCTTATCAAAAATCCAATATGACCACACGAGTTGCTATGGATGATGAATGCAATTCAATAAAATTAGAAAATCTATTTGAATTTGTAAAAAAATTTAAATTAAGTCCACAAGATTTTAATAAACTAAAAATTTATCAAGATGATGAAACAAAAGACTACCCTCCTTGTGTAGTAAATTTTATGAAAAATAAAGTTAAAAAAGGTGAAGGTAGGAACGATGCTATGTTTAATGTAGCCGTATTAGCTAAAAAAATTAATCCAGATCCTGTTATGTATGAAGAATGGACCAGAGAAATGATGGGAAAAGTTTGTAGTGAAAAACTTCATCCAAAAGAATTACAAAATATTTTTAAAGGTGTAGAAAATAAAGAATATGCTTATAAGTGTAAAACCTCTATCGCTAGGATGCACTGTGTTTCTAGTGACTGTATAAAAAGAAAATTTGGAATAGGTGCTAATGAGGCTCTTCCAGAGGTTGGTAAATTATTAAAAGTTAATTCTTATCCTGAACCGTATTGGATTTTACCTATACAAGGTAAATCTGTAAGGTTGTCAACAAAACAATTATATCAACAACAATTATTAGGAGAACAACTTTTAAATTACGACATTGTATGGAGAAGCTTAAAACCCTCTAAAAGAGACCCGGACCCCTATAAAGATTGGTTAGAGGAACTCATGACTAATAAACAAGATATGGAGGGATTTGATGCTCATGAAGAGAGAGAAGATGTATTTAATTCTAGAATATCACAATTTTTAGAAGACACAGAGGACACTACAGAATTTGATCAAATAGACTCTGGTAATGTCTGGATAGATAAAATTGAAATGAGATTTAAATTAGAAACCTTTAGAAAGTTCATGAAAAAAATGGGGTATAATTGGTCAGAAAGAGACTGCACAAGATTTTTAGAACAAGGTGGTGCACAACCTAAAAAGAAATTTCAAAACATTGACACACGTCATTGGGTTGTTAATTTACCAAAACAAACGGAGCATAAAAATAAAGATGTCAAGTTTACTAAGAAAAAAGTTGCATGGGAAGACAATTAAAATTTTTGGTCCTCCCGGAACAGGTAAGACTGAAAATTTATTAAAGAGAGTTCAAATGTATTTAAAAAAAGGATTTGAACCTGAAGAGATTTGTTACATATCATTTACAAATAAAGCGGTGGATGAATGTGTTAGCCGTATTAGAAAAAAATTTCAAAATATAGATGAGGATAGATTTAAATACTTTAGAACATTACATAGTTTAGCTAGACAGCAGTTTGCTGAGATACCGGTTTTAGATCCTAAAGTAGATTTATTAAATTTTCATACTGAGTACGGAACTATTAAAGTAAATTTTAAGGAGAGCTGGGACGACCAGAAAGTTTACAATAATTGGTCCTTACAATTATACGATCGAGCAAGAAATATGAAGGTAGATCCAATCTCATTGTATAAAAAACAAACTAGAAAAGGGGTACGTTTACAACAATTTAAATCTATTGTTGCAGGGTACGAGGACTTTAAATCAATGGAATTGGAGAACGGACAACGGACACCGGACAGATTAGATTTTACGGACATGGTAGAAAAATTTGTCGAAGACGGAGGACAATTACCCATAAAAGTATTAATGGTAGATGAAGCTCAAGATCTAACCCCGCTTCAGTGGGACATGGTTGTAAAACTAGCAAAGAATGTTTGGAGAGTTTACATTGCAGGGGATGATGATCAAGCTATTTATGAATGGAATGGTGCTGACGTTGAACATTTTCAAACATTTCCGGGTCGTAATGTAATTCTTAAAAAATCTGTAAGATTGAATAAACAAGTGCACTTTTTTTCTAAATGTCTCCTTTTAGGAATAAAAGATAATCGAATTGAAAAAGAATTTTACTCTAACCAAAAAGAGGGTGAAATATTTTATTGGAATAATTTAAAAAAAGTTCCTTGGGAATTAGATGGGAGTTGGTTAGTGTTAGCTAGAATTAATGATGTTAAAAGAGAATTACAAGAACAGGCAAAAGAGTTATCACTTTATTATCAAGATGTGAAAGGTAATAAATCATTTGAAGTAAATCAATATCAAGCTATTCAATATTGGGAAAAAATATGTGAAGGTGGCTCTATTAATAGAGAAGAGGCCTGCATTATGTACGAATATTTATTAAATATAGATCATGGTTTTAGATCTCAAGAAAGCAAAAGATGGAGTTTTGCACATTCAAATCAAGTGTTTAATTTTGATGAATTACACCTTAGATGCGGTATGAGAGAAGATAAAGGAAATTGGCTTGATATTTTTAAAAGAAAATTTAAAGATAGAGATAAGCAATATTTTAAAAAACTTATGCGGGAAAAGATTGATTTATCACAACCACCAAAAATAATTATTGATACTATACATCAAGTTAAAGGAGGTGAAGCAGATAATGTGGTGCTTTCTAGTAAATGTAACTTTCCATCTCATTTTGAAAAAAAGAATAGTAAAGAAAAAGCTAAAGAGTTGAGAGTTTGGTATACCGGGGCCACTAGATCAAAAGGTACTTTACATTTGTTGGGTACTTATCATCAATACAATTTTCCATTAGGGAAATATTATAAAACTTATGAGGCTAATTATGTTTAGAAAAATAATAATAGATGCATTAGAGGACAGATATAATGCGCAAATATCTGAGGCAGAGGCTACAATTAAAATTTATTTAGAAAATCCAGTGGCGATAGGAGAGCATCCTCAACATGTAGATGAGGTGGACAAGTTAATTGAGAAAATAGCTACAGCTGAAGAAAAATTAAAAGTAATACAGGCATTTAAACTATGAGTGATAAAGATATGTTTGAAGAGGCTTTCCCACAAGATAAGCAGATTGGGGGGAGTCACTATAAATTTTTTGAAATTCAGCCGTATGAATTTATATCCAAAAATAAACTTTCTTTTTTTCAAGGTAATGTAATTAAGTATGTGTGTAGATATTTATATAAAAATAAAATTGAAGATCTTCAAAAAATAAAACATTATTGTGATTTAGAAATTTTACGAATGAAAAATGACAAAAAAAAATAAAAATGCACCTTGGGCAAATATGCAATTACTCACATCTATTAAGGAGTCTCATTTTAAGTGGTGTAAAGATAATGGAAGAGATATTACCTGGTACAAAAAAATAAAAAATGAAAAAAAAGAAAAAATTAGTGCAGTGCGAAAAGTGCAATAATGATATTGCAATAATATATTATGAATATTGCGTGTTTTGTGCAGACTGTGCCTTATTAGTGCTTGAAATTCCTTTTAGGAAAATAATGGCGATTGAAGACAAAGGATTAAGTAAAAAAATACAATGACAATTGGATATGGTTTAGGAATGTTAGGTGTTGGAATAATTGCATTAGCAATAGGGGGCACCATAGCATTTTTAATTATAAAAAAATTATGACTCATCAATTAAATTTTATTTACAATGACAGTGACTGGACTTGTCCCGCTGAATATCCTGATTTAAGTAAAGCTAAAGAAATAGCTATAGATTTAGAAACAAAAGATTTAAACATAAAAACTAAAGGTGCAGGTTGGGCAACTTTTGACGGTGGAATAGTTGGATTTGCAGTGGCTGCTTATGATCAACAATGGTATTTTCCTATTCAACATGATGCAGGAGGCAATATGGATTTAGGCATTACCACTGCTTGGATGCAAAATGTTTTAAAAACACCTGCAACAAAAATTTTTCATAATGCAAGTTACGATGTAGGTTGGCTACTAGTAAATGGTTTTGAAATTAATGGACCCATAGTTGATACCATGATTGCGGCCGCCATAGTAAATGAAAATAGATTTAGTTTTAGCTTAAATGCATGTGCAAAAGATTATTTAGGTGAAATAAAAAACGAAACCTTTTTAAACGAAAAAGCTAAAGAATGGGGAATTGACCCTAAAGGTGATCTTTGGAGACTGCCTGCGGGCTACGTAGGCTTCTATGCAGAGCAAGATGCAGGGTTAACCCTACGTCTTTGGCAAAGGCTAAAATCAGAGATTGCTAAACAAAGTTTGAACGATGTTTGGGATATGGAAATGGAATTACTCCCAATATTAATAGAGATGAGAAGAACTGGAATTAGAATAGATGAAGATAAAGCGGTGCGTCTTAAAAAAGAATTTAAAATTAAAGAGTCTGAATTGTTAGGAAAAATTAAAAAACAAACTACTATTGATGTAGATATATGGGCCGCTCGTAGTGTTGCTCAAGTTTTTGATAGATTAGGGGTAGACTACCCACGGACACCGAAAAGCGATGAACCCAGTTTTACCCAAAACTGGTTAGTAAATTGTAGTAACCCGATAGCGCAACTAGTAAGACAAGCAAGAGAAATAAATAAATTCCATTCAACATTTATAGACTCAATTCAACGTTATGTTCATAAAGGTAGAATACATTCTGAAATAAATCAACTAAGATCCGATCAAGGAGGAACTGTTTCCGGGAGATTAAGTTATTCAAATCCAAACTTACAGCAAATTCCTGCACGAAATAAAGAATTTGGAGATAAAATAAGAAGTTTATTTTTACCTGAAGAAGGGAGACAATGGGGTAGCTTTGATTATTCACAGCAAGAGCCTAGATTAGTTGCACATTATGCGGCCTCAGTAAATGCTAATTTCACCGGGGCAGATGATTTTATTAAATCCTACCAAAATGAGGAGGCAGATTTTCATCAATTAGTTGCAGATATGGCAGGAATTTCAAGAACACAAGCCAAGACTATTAATCTTGGTCTATTTTATGGTATGGGTAAGGCAAAATTATCTAAAGAATTGGGTATAGATAAAGATAGCGCTGAAAGACTTTTAATTAAATACAATGATAGAGTGCCATTTGTTAAAAAACTAGCGAATGAGGTTACCAACAGTGCTTCAAAGTATGGCTTTATTCGCACAGTAAGGGGTCGTAAATGCCGATTTGACATGTGGGAGCCCGCTACCTTCGGAATGAATAAAGCAATGCATTATGAGGAGGCCAAGGCTATTTATGGAAACAACATTAGAAGGGCTTTTACTTACAAAGCTTTAAATAGATTAATTCAAGGATCAGCGGCGGATCAAACAAAACAAGCAATGATCG